AAATTTTTATTTTTCTAGAATTTTTATCACAATTTTCTTTTTTAATTTCAGATTTAGACATATTACTTAGATGTCCATTTATAATTAGTTCTATTGATTTGGGCGCTTTGTCTCCGGACAGTGCATTTTTCGCATAAATCAGTTTAACACGACAATCATCATCCTTGCCAGGCTGGCTATTTGCTTTAATTTCAGTTATATTTTCATTGGCCTCATATTCTGATATATATAAATCCTTATAACTTGTTATTGTAAAATCTTTCTTGTTAACTAAGATTTTACCGAGTGCTTTGGGTTTAAAGGGATTTTTAGAAGGAAATAATTTACTGTATATATATAAAATATTATGTTTTATATGTTTGATAATTTGCTGTTTGTTTGACTCTGTTATGAGCCCATCATTGTTTGATTGCGCCGGAACGTTGTCAAGCGCTTTCGTCCCTTCCGGTTTATTTTCAATCGCGGTGTTCAATTCCTTTTGCCATGTTAAAAATTCTATTCTATTTTCTTTAATAAGTTCTAATATAGATTCTTTATTAAATAATCTTGCAATTATTTGTTCATTTGTGAAAGTTTCATCACCATAGTTAATTTTCTTGAAAATTTGGTCATCATAATAAAGATTCGTAGGAACTAATATATAATTTTCATAACGGTTTTTAATATCATTTGCGGTTTTTTTAAAACAATATGCATGTGTTTCTAAACTAACACGATCTTCATCACCTTTTTTAACTAAATTCTGAAAATGGCTTTTAACACCGAGCAATGTATGTTCATCTAATATACCTGTTGTACCTTCTTTCATTCTCACCCTGTCGCTTTCTTTGATTGTATATTTATTTCTAATCTCTGTTATAATTTTAGTAATTAAAATTGTATATTGATCTGCGTTTTCGGCGTTGATTCTCTCACTTAAACGTTTCAGGTAGTCAAGCAGGTTTGTTTCAACTATCGCCCCATTGAGCTCATCTTTGCCAATTACCTTTGTGATAAGTTTTTCTATCAAGGGTTGGTGGATATCCACCCACTGCGCCACCGGGTCGTCAAATAAGTCTTTATACGCAGTCTCAGTCATTTTGCTTTCATTAGTGTATTCTTTTTCTCTCTTTTCTACTTGACTACTAATTGCCGCAAGTATTTTTTCATATGATGCCCTTTTTTTTGATTTGATTATTTTTACAATCTCATCATTTCCATATTTTATAGATTTCATTATATCAGTAATTTTGCTTGGTAATAGTGTTTCATCTAAAAATTTTTTATCTAAATCATCATTGTCTGATTGAATATTAACCTGCAATAGAGCATAGTGGTTATTTAACTTTAAAAAGTCCATTGGTGGGTTTTCCTCGGCTTTGTCCGCCATTATTATATATTGCCTGCATTATTATTTTTTAATTTTTCCAATAGTTTAATGGCGTGGTTAAGCTCTTCTTCATCAATTGTACCATCACCGTCTGTGTCGATTGCCATCTCCAAATTACGTAAAGATTCTGGCAATAAGTTGAATCTGCTTTTAGTATTCATTAACACGTCAACCAGAATAATATATACACATGCAACTAAAAGAGCAGTTTTAATATCTTTCGAACCAACCCATGCAATACTAAAGATGAGTAATTGTTTTGTAATATTATTACTAAAAATCTTCTTTTGAGCAGGCGACAGCGTTAAATCAATGTTTTTTGAACCTACATTCAATACAATTAAAATAATGGCAGCGAAAATCTTATCCATTGGAAACAATTTGTTAAAGTTCATAATTATATTATCTTGATATTAAAATAATATAATTTATTTGTTGTTGTTGTTGTTGTTGTTCTTATTTTTCTTCTTGCTCTTCTTCTTCTTCTTCTTCTCCTTCTTGCAGGCCTTCTATTTCCTCCCCTGATCCCGTGGCTTTATCGTCCTCGTCCTCTCCTTCTCGCATCCCTTCAATAAGTCCATTATTTACAGACATAAATAATACTACGCCAAGAAGACCAAGAACGCGGTCAGTCATTGCTAGAAAGCAAATAAAAAGAACGAGACCTAATTTACCGGGCATGCTCGATACCATAGGTTTAAGCATTTTAGCATTAAGAATCATAGCAATAACAGCAACGAACAGCACAACATTCATACCTTCAATGTTGCTAACACTTTTAACACTTTTGTTAAAACTCTTGGAAGTAGATTTGAATGATTTGTTCATTATATATATACATCCGACAAAAAATTAGTATTTAATAATAAATTAATTTCTTTGTTTTTATTAATAGTGATGTCATCTTTTGTAAATGCAGCACCTTTTGAAAATGAAACTCCTAATAATAATATTGATAAAAAGAGAATGTCTAAAACCTTAAAGAAACCACTTCCTAAATTACCTAAATTACAACTTACATCTATGGACGATGAGGAAAATAATTTAGCAGATTTTCGTCCGCCACCACATCCTATTGTAACTGCAAAAGAAGGGCACCAATCCGAAGACCATGAAGATGAAAAAGAAGGATTTTCAAACGAAGCGTCAACCGAGTATGTGAGTGAATACCCACAAAAATACGAAGAAAAGCCCCTCTCAAAAATGCAACAATATAAACAATTTGTATCCAATATTCAAAATAATATTCAACCAGTTAATAATAGTTTGCAACAGGACCAGTGCCCAGAACACTATAGTTCAATGGATGACCATCGAAAAAACTATCAAAAACAGCTAAATGAGAAAATTGATTATATGATTAAAATGCTAGAAGACCAACGCAGTGAAAAAACAGAAGGGGTAATTGAAGATGTAATGTTATTTAGTTTTATAGGAATATTCACGATATTTTTAGTAGAATCTTTTACAAAAGTTGGAAAATATGTAAGATAATTATGCTAAAATAAGCGTATTTTCAGAGGATTGTCGTGGAAAAATATAATTATAAAAAAACCATGCAATAGGAACCATATAATATGGACTCCATTTTTCCAAGATTTTTTTTGAAAGAATAGTATTATCTGCCTGATTTTCCATTTGCAATATCTTAAACGCATGATTTGAATATAAATCTTCTAAAACATGAAAAAATCCATTTATAAAGAATGCCAAATTATTTTGATTATTAATACTTCCAATACATTCTATTGTCTTAACCCCATTATACAATGTATTTGAATCTCTAAAGATATACACAGCACTAATTTGTGCATCTACTATTAACAGTTTAATAAACAATTGTTTAGCCTCTATAAGACATTCTACATTTGATAGTTCAGGGAATATAAACAACTCTAAATGCGTTTGACTATAAATAAAACTGTACAATAAATTAATATTTTGTTTTGAAACGTCTAAAACTTTTGCAGCCGAATGTAACGGATATTTATGATTAAACCAGGTATCAATATGATATAGGGATGTATTGTAAGAAACCAATGGAACAATATAATTTGTAGAAAAGTTCTCTCTCTTAAACAATGCGATTTTTGTAATATTTGTATTACTCCTAAGATGATGGTATAATGTCGCAATCATTTGTGGCGTGATATTTTTTCCCCGCATATCATTTTTAACGCACAAATTATCAACATAATACACATAATTAACAGGTGTTTTTTTAGAAATAATATTAAGAGGATTTGCTGTGACACATCCAACAATTTCTCCTGTTTTTACAGAAGCGGTGTTGTCTTTATAAATCCCGATAAACGCAGGACTATTGTGACCTTTAAGATATGCATTTAAATGCAATGGCGCGTATATGTAATCTGGGTTATTTGAATTTTTATAATTGTTCATGAGAAAGGTTTGTATTTTTTGGAGAGATAAAGACTCATCATAGACAGAATAGAACGAAATGTTTTTGTAATTGGTCCATTTATTTGTTTTAGGCATATTTGCATTTATAATACGTGTACCAGTATTGTGACTACTATTAAAATTGACCGGTTGGCTGTACCAGAAACTGTGTGCCATTTTGTGCGAACCTCTATACAATAACACAACTGCAATAAATACTGTGATTAAAGACAACACTAGTGTATTAAAGTATTTAAATATAAAAGCGCTGCTTTTATGTTGTGTAGTGTTTAAATAAGAGACAGACCTAGGTTTAAACATAGAGTGATTTAGATTTAGCATTCTACTTATTACTATTTTATTTTTTTCAGAATATAAACATATTGATAATGATATCCTGCGTGAGCTAAATCAATCATCTCGTGTACAGTATAACCACAATTAGTGAACATTTTTTCATATTCTGGTTGCGTTAGCATAGTCATTGTATGACTGTTTTTTCTGATGTGTTTTGTTGTTCTATTTGTAAATAACTCTTCAAATATTACACCCCCTGTATCATCTCTGTCCTTATCAATAAATTTAGCCTCATAGTCAAATCCCTTGAACTTTACGATTGATGTTTTAAGTCTAACCCCAGGTTTTAACAGCTTATGTGTCATATCCCCAAATATTTCGGCCTTTTCGACTATCGGATGAAATTTATGTGGGTCAACTATATGAATCGCCAACAATCCATTATGTTGTAACCATTTGTTACAATTCCGCAAAAATGATTCCTGGTCTGGCATATGATAAAATGTATAGAATAAACATGTTATATGTGTAAATTGATTGGTTTCGAAAACCATGCTATCCATTGCATTCGCACGTTTAACGATTACGTCTGTATTTAATTCGGTACATTTTTTAATCATTGACTGTGACTGGTCAATACCAATTGCAGGAATCTCATATACTTTNAAAAATCCTAAATGTTGACCCAATCCAGAACCAACATCTAGTACATTGCTTTTCTTATTCATTTTTCCAATTCTTATTATTTTGGATAATTCAAACATTATTCGATATTCATCATTCATTATCGCCTTGTACATATTACAATAAAACTCGTCATATATATCACCATTCAGTTTCAAGATAAATTTTTCTTCCTGTTCAAATCCTTCCGTGATAAACTCGCGCCGCCTAAGTAGGGTTCGCATAATCAACAACCCCCCCATAAAATATAATAATTGGTTTATGGCTGGTATTTTAGCTATATGTGCATCATAAAAATCACATATTGTATTTTCAGTTGAAATCATTATATATTTGTTATTATTTTTTTTCACCATTTCATTCATATATTATCGTATCGATTTCCAAAATTTTATATACATTTATCTTAATGGTCGAAATCAATGATATACGAGACATTTCTGAATTCAAATCTGTTACATTCTCTGGATATAAACGTACAGATGTTAAAAAACACCTCCTTAATCAATTATTCAATGCAAACCTAGAACAATCCTTAAATTGGACAGCTGAATTTATCTGTTGCGGTGCATTCACTGAATTATGGGAAATTATTTTACTTTTTTTCTCTAAATATATTCATCTTGGTAATCCTAAAATTCCATTATACATTGAATTGCGATTTAATAATTTCAAACATATTGTTACAAATGGCTATATTGGCAGGGAATTGGAACTCAGAAATAATAAAAAAATCAGAGACTTATTCTGTGAAATTATATGCACTATATCTCAGTCTCCAAAACGACATGGGTTTGATGTTATAAAGATTAATAAAGATAACGACTATCAGCTCAACAAATTAAATTCGCGCCTCAAAGCACCAAACACAACTTTCGCTCAGAACATCTTTAGAAATGATGATAACAATGAATTATTCATCGCCGTTAATGAACTAGGGTATAACTTAATCGATGCAAAAAATATTGTTGATGCCTGCTTTTGGATTGAATGGATAATCGAATATGAAACTATTTGTAAACAAGATAAGCGCAAACTTAAATGCGAATCTAGAGAAAACCACAAAATTGACACAAAGTATACCACTGACTCAATATGGATTATATGGGAACTATTATTCTTTTCATGTTCATCTGAACTCACCAAAAAAATTATCAATAGTCTACATTCGCTTTTTTCAATCCACTACTCTCCTGCTTGCAAAAAAAGACGCAGATTTATTTTATATTTTGCCGTTTCAATATTGATTGACAACTATAATGTTTCATGTGACTTTATATCTCCGTCTACAAAAGATATTATTGATAAAAGTAAGCAAAATATCGATAATATTTACAAACAACTCAAGAAATCAGAGAAAAGTCCTAAAACAGATTATCTTTTTAACGGAATTGAACAAAAGTCTAACGCAGAAAAAACATTCGAAAAATTAGATACAATTAATATTATAAATCAAAAAAAAACTATTATATTAACCTAACACGTAAAATATATACTGCAACACGACAATTTATTGTACCATTCAATACATTGTGCAAAACTATATTTACTCTCATTGACATTACATTCATTTATCGTAACATTTTCATTATCACCGTCATCATTTTCATCAATTGTGTTTAATAATGTATAACAATGATGAGTATGGTCCATATTTATTTATCTACATTATTTTTATTATTTTTAAATACTAATATATATTTATGCGATAAAAACGAATCCTCAATTCAAATATGGTATGCATGTTATCATCTCATATAATGTGGGTGTATTACACGCACATTATAATATACAATTATTCTGTTCAATATGGTAAATGAATTAGTTTATTAATAAAAATTTATAACGGATAATATATATATATATGTTCAATTTATTTCGAAAAGAGCAAGATGTTATTGACAGAACATCGAGCATTATCACGGATAATGTTACATCAATCTCTAATATTACACCAACAATTGATGTGGCTTTGCCAAAACTCCCAAATGTAGATTTACCACCATTAAAATCAATCACACCATTCAAAACACAATCAAATTATACTATGTATTTAATTATATTTATTATATTAACGTTAATCGGTGTAAATGTTTTTGGATATGTAGCCATAATTGTAGATTCACTTGAATCTATTTTCGGGGAGCCGTTCAGAAAATTTTTGTACATAATTGGTTATCATACTGGCGATGCTATTAAACAAACAATTAACACTTCTGCTGATGGTACAAAGTTTGCAGCTGATGTTATTAAAAATGTTTCTACGAATACGATTGATGAAATAGGTACACAAAGTGTTAATGCAGTTGAAACTGCCAAGAAAATTGACCGAGAAATTGATGCTGAAATAATGGTCCCCCATAGGAACAGACCTGTTAAACCTACACCAGATGATGTGCCATATGTTGACCGCGATGAATTAATGATGAGTTTTGATAAAGTAAAAAAAAAACAATTTGCAGACGCAAAAGCAACCAAACATTATATTGAAGATGATGCTGGCTCAACTATTCAAAATGGTGGACCAAGCACAGGTCAACAAGGGTGGTGTTATATTGGAGAAGACAGAGGTTTTAGAAGTTGTATGGAAGTCGGTGCAAACCAAGAATGTATGTCAGGCGATATATTCCCGTCAAAACAAATATGTGTAAATCCTAGTCTCCGAGAATAATTATAAAAAATCTAAACGAACATTACTCTGGTGTCTATTTGAAATATATTCATCATCTAACTTATTAAATAAATCACCTACATTCGGACGAGTTAACGATGGGTCAAACGTTTCAATCTCGGCTTTCCACAGGATACCAGAAATATCTTTTATACTGTCAGCTACCCGAGCCGATGTTGTGTCTATATATTCATAATTTAAATTTCCCTTT